CCGATAGCTGTTTCATTGTTGGAAACTTTCCCATCCAAAGTACTTATAGCTGTTTCATTGTTGGTTACTTTCTGATCTGAATCATCAATATGCCCGATAACATCCTTTAAGTGACTTCCTACGATCTCCGGAGTATTTGAATTTGGAAGGGTATTCGTCCGTATTACCTCTGCTTCTGCAAGCAGTTCTGCTATAGTTTTTGTCATAATTGTTAATTTTATAATCCAAAATTAATGATTTATATAGATATTTCGTAGGACAATATCAATATTTCCCACGCTTTGCCGTTACCGTTATGTCTCCGGTAACATTGGGAATATTGATATTCCCGCTTCTTACTACCTGTACTGTACTCCAGGAACTCTCATTTTCCGGAATGCCTGTCCATACCGAACCGGTGATATCAACATCTCCCATCTTTACCGTCAGCACGATCGTGTCCATCATGTCTCCGTATCCGGCCAACTCCAGATAGCAGCTCCAACTGTCTCCGGCCTTTACCTGCTCGTCATATCCCTTCGGTGCACTCACTTTCGTCAGACTTATCGAGACGTCATAATAACTCTTTCCTCCGGTATCATTCTCGTCTACCGGGTAGAATGTACCTTCTACGATCTCGCTCAACCGGTTATTGTCAAGGGCATATTTCAATTGCTCGCAATAGAATTTCTTGTTTCCGATCAAGAAGAGATTTCGGCTGTCCATCCTTCCAAGGTGACGGAACTTGATGGTATATTTATTTGTCAAGTCAACACCCGGGTTCTTGCAATAGGAGGTGTAGAACATTCCGTTCTTTCCCATAATCGACAGATCCAGCTGGGGATTACCCAGTTCGATCAGTCTCCCGTCTTTCCAGCATAGGTCAGTAAGATTGTTCAGGCGTTCATGGAACATCTGGACTTCGTTTGCCGGAGATACTACAGGTATCTTGATCGCTTCATGTTCTGCATCCATTACAGGATCCTCCCATGTCACTTTCATCATTCCGAAATAGAACCCTACGGTCATAACATCCGGCACACTGTCTTCATCATCCTTGTACCCATTCTGGATATACTGGTTCATTCCGCTTTCATTTGTCGTTGTAGCCACATTTTCATCCGAATCATACTTACCTGCTCCGAATGTACCGAAAGTAGGCTTTGGCCATGGCAGATAAGGCACCGGCATCTGGAATCCCACACTATTGTCCGGAACATGGCCATAGAAGACATGTGACCCAACTTCCATGCATGGAATGATTTTCAGTTCAGTCGTTTCTGTATTATCGTCATCTGAAAGCCATCGTTCCCCGAACTGATTTACCATACTCAGCTGTACCAGTCCCTGTTCATTGTCAGCGGGGGATATCAGTGACCGGATCATGAAGTAATGAGGTTCATTGTATACAGTCTGCTGATATAATGTCAGATTATTATATACATCCGAGAATGCCTGCGGAATAGACGTGGCCGAAAGGAATGAAGTATCACCGGTGATCTCCTTGTAGATATCCGCTCCGTAATTCTTGAAATAAGCAGAACTCCATGATCCGTTGCTGATATCCTTTATGACGCACGCTTTTATCAGGTCCTGGTCAAGAACTGCATATTTATAGGCCATAGTCCCTTCTATTGTCGGGAAACTGTATTTGATGTTGTTGTTGATATAGTTATAGGGCAGCTGATTGCTGTCATTGTCATCATAGTCCTTGTCCACGTTCCCCAGGATATCCTTCTGGTCTATCATTATTTTCCGTGCGTTTGCATAGAACTCAAAGACTTTGTATATATTCACTGTTTTCGTTGCCTGGTCAACGTCAAAGATCACATTCAGGAATTTTTCCACCTCGCTGATGAAATCAGATATCGTCCAGTCAGGAAGCATCAGTGCAAAATAGGCCGCGGAATTGCGCTGGATGATCACAATCTTGCGGTATCTCGCATCATCAGCAATGGCATTTGCTCCAACAGTATATCCGAGTGCCGTTATGATCTTGTCGACGATGGAAGCAAGATAAGGCATCGGGAAATACATACCGTTTCCAGGAACTACATCTGTAGCGGATGCGAAACCGCTTCCTGATCCGTAAGCAATGGAAAACTGATTGGCCATCAGGAATGCATGCTCTGTCAGCGTGTTCGATATTGTTGAGGTGTCGATAATGTCATTTGCTGCATGCGGCATCGTGTTGTAATAGCAGAACGGAGCGAATGCGAAATCACATTGCGGATAGCTCCCTGCCCATATCTGTCTTACCCAGTTCTGGAAATAGGTTGTATCGGTCGATGATACCGGCTTTGGCCATGTCACCTTTCCGAGGTCAAGATGCCTTACCTGTTTCCGTATTCCGAACAGATAATTGAGCTCGCTGTTTCCTGCCACGACCTGTATCTTTGCTGAATAGTCTTCCACCTCGAGGATTACTTCCGTGCCGTGCAATATCAGCCCGTTCTCATTATAGAGTATTGCTTCCCTGTTTGACGGAACATGCTCCACGTCATACCGGTTGATATATTTATACACCAGGGCATTTTGCGGATCATGAAGGTCTATGTCCAGATCATAGGTATGTTCTCCCTGTTTTGTGAACAGTGGATTAGTATCATACAGTTCAACCGAGGCATCCGCCTGCAGGTTTACCGGATTTCTGTCAATAAGTAATCTAAGCATTATCTTGATACGTTTTTCTGCATTCTTGTAACCAGGTCTGTCGCTTCTATCGTCCCGTGCTTCCCGGTAGCATAGGTCTCCGCCTTCAGAGGCTTCTGCAGCTGCTTGTTCAGCAAGGCAAGCAATCTGATGTTCTGCGCAATCATTGATCCCGTCGCATTGCTGCTTCCGGGCATCCCGTTGACAGATGCTGAGATGGATGACTGCGTATTCATCCGCTGCCGGTCTTGCTGTGACAGGGCTACAGAAGCGATATCCTCTCCGGAGAGATTCTGCACTGATCCTCTTTTCTGTGCCTGGTCGATCAGTCCGAATACCGGTGCCAGATTCTTGTTCCGTGTTGCGAACCGGTTAGCTATGAATTCGTTGGAATGTACGATACCCTGTGGTTCGTTCCAGTCTCCGTCAGGAGTGAAACCACCGGTATCAAAATTATTTATTCCAGCCTTGGCAACAGAAAAGGCTGCTGTTATTACAGCCATTTCACCTGCTGCTTTTGCTATTCCTGCAAAAGAGAAATGTTCAATATTATCTGCCAGAATAGCAGCATATCTAGCTAACAATTCTTTTTCTATTGCGTCAAGGATAGTTATCAACATCGATTTCAAAAAATCTTTCAAGGCTCCTTTTTGCCCTTTGAAGAAATCATTCATCATAGTATCCATTCCAGAGGCGAAAATATCTGTATATTGTAATATTGTATTATAAGTATCTGTCCATAAACTTTCATTAGTATTATTTTCATCCTCTTGTACCTTCATTCTTTCTTCTTTTCCTAATTTTGTGTTTTTCAATAATTCTTCATCAAATTTTTTTCTTCGTTTAAGAGAATCTCGATTTGTCTTCTTTTCACTTTTACCTTCTTTCCTATCTTTTATCTTTAAAGCTTTCTCCTGGAGATCGAAGGTTTGCTGTCTTATCTCCAATTGTTTTTGGGCATCCTCTTCCTGAGCCTTTCTGGCATCATTATTATATTTCTTCTCCAGTGCTGCCTTGTCCTCCTGGTATTTTTTATCATCAATCAACTTTTGGTGATAGGCATCCTCTACCATCTCGAGTTCAGTATCAAGATTGTTCTTCAGCAATTTCAGTTTGTTGTCAAGTTCCTTTGTCGGATCATCATCGACATTGTTTTTCATCAACTCGTTGAGCTGATCATAGAGCTTCATCTTTGCATCCTGAATCTTTGCATTCAGTTCTTCCCGCTTTTTCGGTTCAAGACCTGCCACTTTCATTTGTGCTTCCAGACGATCCATTTCCAGATCAGCCATCTTCTGGTTATATTCCTCTTGTGTCTTTATGCTCCCGGACATATAATCCTTTTTGGTCTTGCTCTCTTTCTTGTCATATTCCGCATCGATGGAATCAAGTTCCTTCTGTATCTTCTTCTTTGCTTCAGCCTCTGCCTTTGCCCTGGCAGCAGCGGCAGCCTTGGCAGCAGCCTGTCTTTTTTTCTCTGCAGCAGCTTCGAGTGGATCCACATAATTTCCAAGTTTTATCTTTCCGTTTCCGGAACCCTTTTTCTCTTTTATACGCCTTATTACGGTCCATTTTGTACCGTCCCATTCTACAATATAGCTTCCCATTTTCTTTCTCTTTCCTATCATACTTCTGGCTTTTTTAGGAGTGATCAGATTTTTGTTCCGAGTCTTTCCGATCTCATCGGCATGTCCTTTCAAAGTGTTTTTCCCTGCATCAACAAAAGACTTGGTAAAACCCTTGTCGGCCTTGATAAACTGATTTACTAAGTCTTTCACTTCATTCACTGCACTGTTTCCCACTTCCTTAAATCCTAATTTCACCTTGCTGAAATTAAGAGTAACGACACCTTCCAATATATCAGCGAGACCTTTCAGTTCCTTTACGGTATTCTTGATAGAACTTATAATGATACCGAATACAGGACCTACTACATGCAACAGGGCAGAAACCGTACCGACAACGGTCTGTATGGCCCCACGGACCAGCATGGAGCTGTTATACCACCGTATGAAATAGTTGATGATATTTGCCACTACCTTGATGGTTGATGCAAGGCCTTCCAGTATATAGATCTTTGCCTTGGCCGTCATAGACGCATATCCATTCTTTCCTATTCCAAAATATCTTTCAACCTCTTCGTTCACTTTTGTCTGGGCATCTATCTGCTCCTCCTGTAACTTTCCCCATTCTCCGGTCTTTTTCTTTACCTCGTCAAGATTTGTCGACATCTTCGACAAGGCTTCCACCATTTTCATACCGTCATTGGCTGCGTTCTTTCCGAATATAGCTTTTATGGCCGCACCGGCCGCATTACTGTTTTCAGGTAGCTTGGTAATCTGCGTTGATACTTCCTTGATGATGTCGAAGGTGCTTTTAGACCCGGAACGAAGTTCCTTCTCTACCTTCGAGGATGACAATCCTATATTATCCAGGGCGGTGGCTGTTGCTGAAGACATCGTACGGATACGGTTGGATGCCATGGCAATATCTGCCAGTCCGTTCTTCTGGAATATACCTGACCGGGTCTGTGCAATGATAGCCACCAATTGACTGGCACTGATTCCGGCATCATGGAACGCAGGGGCATACTGTTTCAACATCTCCAGAAAATCACCGCTCTCGTCCGCTCCTGCAGCAAATCCCTTCTTTACGATGTCCGTTGCTTTCCTGGCATTCATTCCATATTGTGATGTCAGGGAATCTATACCGTCAAGAACCTCCTTATAACTATGGCCGAACTGTGTGGCTATAGCTTCTATTTCCGCATGAACCTTGGAAAGCTCTTCTCCGGTAATGTTCAGGAACTCTTTCGTTAGCCGTTGCGATTTTTCCGTCTCGATATTATAGTTATACCACCATTTCACTCCGGATATCAAGGTCGATATGGAAGCTACAGCCGCAGAAAAGACACCCAGCATCTTTGTCCATCCCATCGTGACTGATGAGAACATGGATTTGAACTTGTCGGATATTCTTGTAAATCCGTTTCCGACGTCTTTCAACTGTTTCCGGTGCTCGGTAAGGATCCCGTTCAGTTGCCGGATATCCTTACCCTTGTCGATATATTCCTTCGAGCCGATGGTCAGCTTCTTCTGTTCGTTACGAAGTCTTCTCAGTTCCGTCTCGATACTCTTCACGTCATTAGGAATGCTCTTCCCGTCGATGCTCAGACGGATCGTCCTGTTGATGATTTTCTTGTCACCCATATCTTTATTTTTTATAATTCTTCTTTATCGTCATGCTATTCATCTGGTCAAGGACACGTGCCATGGCCTTGTCCCCGTAATATTCCTGTGCAAGCGAGGCAACATCCTCTATTCTTTTCGTGATAACCGAGTCAAACCAGTCCAGAGGTTTCCTTTCCTTTCCGCTTCCTGCTCTTTTCAGTGCAACCTTGCTGATCTGCTTTTTCGTATATCCCTTCTGGATATACTGTGCATACAGTTCCGTATTCTTCTTCACCCTGCTGCCACGGACCACACTGTCCCCTTTCTTGATCCATCCTCTACCTACACCATAGGATACGAATACTCCGTAACGGGGGAAATTAAACTTCACATACCGTGATTCAGGATCATCACTGCCAATAAATGTACGCAGTCTCCCTGCCAGGGAACCCGTGCCGTGTGTTCCTGCAGAAATCTTTCCTGCAGCCATGTTCTTTACCGACTCGCTCCATGCCTTCAGTCTGTTGTCAAACTCGGCTGCTGTCATCAGCTTATCATTATTATCTTCCATCAGGCGAAACTGTTTGTAAATTCAGGAGACCCGAACACGGAACTGTCAAAGGTCTTGTCATCGAGTACCTTGCACCAATAGAGTGCCACCTTGAATGTAGCGACCTGTCCGTACAGTGCATTGTCCTTGTTCTCTACCGGAGAAACGGATGCACCGGAGAAATCGACTCCCCGTATCCATTTCGTTTCAGGGTTCATGCCGTCCTGGATCATTTTCTTCATGAAATCCTCCAGTATCGTCCCGTTCTGGCTCAGTAAAGTGTTAATTTCAGCATCATCTCCCGTATCAGATGCATGAGACAGGACGGAGAGTGTGACATCATAGTTCCGGTATTCCTTGTCAGCGGAAATCTGATATCCCTCATGGCCCAGCAACACGAAGGGATATTTCATGTTTACCGGAAGCAGGTTGTCTTTCTCGTCGTTCAGATAAGCGAAATGGATCTCCTTTTCCGAATGCTTCACGAGGATATGCATTCGGGAGAGATTCTCTATATAATCCTTGAAATCATCTATGGTCTTCATGCTATCTTATTTTTGATTTTTTATAATTTATGATCCTTTTTTCCGACGAATCAAAATATTCCTTGTCAATTTCAAATCCTATATAGTTTCGGTTTGTATTGATGCAGGCTATGGCCGTACTACCCGAACCTGAAAACGGATCGAGTACTATAACTCCGTCACCGCAAACAATATTCAACAGTCGTTCCAACAGACGGACGGGTTTCTGTGTAGGATGTATAGCATCATAGTGATTAGGACTTTCCTTTATTATCGATTTTTCATTCAGTCCAAATTGTATGGATTGCATTACATTGCAGCATCTGTCTCCTGTTTTTCTTTTGTCTGTATTGACTGCGAATTTTGTAAACGTATCGCAATCCTCTCTATCTGTCCGTATAATAGATTTTTCGTTACAACCTTTTTCCATGCTTCTTGTTGTACTAACACACCTATCCTCTTTAGTTATCTTTGAGGATATACTTATATTGTTAGCCTTCCAACCATCAGAAGTATCTCTAATGTTGTTTTTTAAAAAATTTTCAACTGCGCAAAGGGACTTTGGATTATGCAATATTGAACGCATTCTCTTGATATCATCCAGGATAGATGCTATATTGTATTTCTTCATCTCTAAATAAGGAATTTTCGTCTTACGTATAGTCCCATTACCCTTTGTATGGATGGAAATAGTCTCATGAACTCGGCTTAACCTCATAAGAGGAGAAGTACAATAGCCTTTGTTCCAAATGATTTCTTCTTTAAACTTAAATCCTAAATCTGAAAGGATTGTATTCCATCGGTAGAATGATGTGCCCCTACCAAATATGATGATAAAACCATCTTTCCTTAATATTCTTTTAATTTCCAAAAAGAATGAATTCTCATCAAACGGCCTATCGAGTTTCTGATTTTTTAGATATAGATAGGGTGGATCCGTTAATATCACATCAACACTTTCAGAAGGGATATCCTTCATCCCCTCAAGACAGTCTTTGTTATAAATTCTATTTAATTCGATCATGGTTAGTCTATTTTCTTGTCAGTTTTTTCATCTTATTTTTGATTTTTTGTAATTTATGATCCTTCTGTTCATGATCCTGAAGGCATCCGTGCATTCCATCTTCTGGTATTTTTCCATGTCGGCGATATGATCGTCTACGAAAGCATCAAATACCGCCAGCCAGTTGTTTTTCTTCTTTTTGCTGTCAGACCGTTTCTCTTTTTCGACCGATTCGGGGAACAAGGACGGATAAGCTCTTGACAGCCATGCCCGGATCATGACCCAGTTGAGGAACACTCCCATCCGTTCAGGTATTCCGTATTTTCCTGCTTCAACGGCGTTTTTTCCAATGTCAACCAAGCGGTGCCTGTTGTCCTCTAGGAAATAGGTCTGGTCTTTACGGAGATACAATGCCCCGATCATGCTGTCCAGGATGTCATATTGCATTTTTTCCTCTTCATAGACACGGGCAAACCGCTCGAAGAATGTATCTACTGTCATGAACTGCTGCAATGACACGCCCTGCAGTTCATTCTCCGGAGCATACAGTCTTCCTATTCTCCGGATGAAGAAATGCGAGGCCATCGGTTTTCTGTTTTTCAGGAATGAAAGTTTCCCTGCCAGCACATATTCATACCATGGATCCAGCGCACCGGAGATGGATTCCGGAATCATAAACATTCCGGAAATGAAACTCCGGTCACTTACCTTTCCAGTCATCACATCTACTGCAGCAAGATACTGTCTTTCCGTCAAGTCATTCCATGAGTCCGGTATCTGTCCGCTTACCTTTCTCCGGATTCCATATTTTCTGTAAGTCAGTGTAAATGATATCATCGATCCTCCTTAGGCCCAGAAGGCCTTTCTTTCACATCCTGAATTATCCCTGTCGAGAGCATGAAGGGGATTCCCGACGGCGTCGTCAGCCATATAAGTCGAGATGAGACGCATCAGTTTCGCAGTATATTCCTGTATGGCATTCGTGGCATCTGACACGGCCAGTTCCAGACGCATGTCCGATACCGGAGTCTTGGACTCGTTTCCCGGAGTCTGCACCTGCGTCTGCTCAAAATACAGTCCCCGGTCGGTAATGGATCCTGTTGTCCGTAGCAAGGATAGGACAGCCTTCATAATAACCACTTTCGCACAGGCCATACGGAAATCATTGAAGGTGATATCGGTATAGGTCCATTCCATATCTCCTGACAGCCATTTCTGCAGTTTGGCAAACAGGTCATCTCCCAGTATGGGCTGCAAAGACAGTTCCTCTATCTGCTCGATGACAGGATGGAGACGAAGAAAGATGATCCGTGAATTCTGGATGTAATAGATCTGCTGTATCTCTGTCGTGTTTTTCACAATACTCTTCTGACTGACCGTATAGGCAGGTGAAGACTTGAATGCATCATAATCAGACACATTCTCCTCGAGAAAAGCAAGAACCGAGTCAAGGGCATTGAATCCCTTGCTCTTAAAGTTGTTCCGGAGATTATCTTCCTGGTATTTGTATGCTCCGGTGAAATCACCGGACTCAGACTCCTGTCTCTGGAATCCCTGGTCTGTAATTCTCAGGTTCAGGGCATCAAAATCCGTCCACATGGCAATATTTGCCACTGCTTTCTGTGACAGATACAACAGTTTACCGTCTTTTTCTGAGCGTTGCTCGGGATCTTTTTCATATATTTCCTGGATCTTTTCCATCATATTGTCTCCAAGCAGTACGAGGAGATATTCATCCTGGGCGTTCCGCAAAGATGCCTGCATCTTGTTCCATGACAGGGAAGCAGAAGTAGGGATAATCTGCTGGATTTCGTTGTCAATTTTCCATTTCGTTTCTGAAAATATCATGTTTTTTGGATTTATGAAAGTGTTTTCTGCGTTCCTGCACCCGTATCAAGGGTAGTCAGGATCGTATTTCTGAAACGTAACTGGCATTCAGGCAGTCCGTTCATCTTAATATATAGTTCGAGAGGGTCAAGAAGGTTCTGGCGGTCTTTCCAGGCATTGGCGATGTTGACCAGGAACGCTTCCCGGATATTGCTCCCTCCGCTTTGCATAGAGTAAGATCCTCCGGGCATTCCGGCACCCATCACATTAGGATTGACCATCATCGAGAACAGAATCTCCGAATTGGCGGCAGAGGAAGTGACCAGGTTGTCATTCCCTGTATATTTGTTGTCGAGGGCATTTATTTTCCATTCTTCCTCGATGCGTCCGTTCATCTCGTTGACTGCATAGTTGGTAAACAGCGGTTTTTCCGCGTTCTGTGGACCCAGTAGGTTTGCTTCCACCGAATCCATATATTTGTTGATGGCAGCTTCACGCTCCTTTGTTGTCTTGAAATCGTTCACCGGGAACTTCTTGTCCCAAAACGAATAAGGAATCTGCACATGCCACTTCCATGTTGTCTGGTTTTTGTAGGCCTTTTTCAGGAATTGAGGTACCATATGGGCGATATCCACCCATCCTGCAATATATGCCGGCCACCAGCGCGGTTCTCCGTATGTCTCCTCGTTGCTCCAACTGTCGCGTACGGGAAAGATAAAACCCTTGTTCAGTTTGCCGGAAAATTTCATTAGGTCGGCCTGTACTTCAGGATTATATTCGTTCAGCACGGGGATGATATCATACTGGTCATCTGCAGGGATGCGTGGCCAGTATCCGCTTACCACTGCATTCCGGTTTCCGTAAGCATCTGCTTCCGTATATCTGTACCACAGCGAGTTGAGAGGATTCAGACCGTTGATCACTTTAAGATCCGCTCCAGGGACGAACTGTACCGCACCATTGCCGAACTTGAAATAGTCACGAAGTACTTTTTCCATGTATCTCCGGCACATCCTGCTGTCCAGGAATCGGGTTAGGTTCGGGTCGTTGACCGGTTCAAGTACTTCGTTTCCGTCATTGTCGAATCCGGTCACCTGGCACGGGAACAGTCCCTGTCCTAGAGTAAGGAACAGCAGATACTGCAGTCCGGTATTCAGGACTGTCGTTTCCGATATAGTCTTGTTCGCAAATTGCGGGAACTTGTTCCCTTTCCCCCATTCCACGACGCGCTGGTCACCGAAAGGGATATAGCTGTATATCCATTCCTCGTGCGGCATGAGAAGGTTACGCTTTTCGAAATCAGATTTTGCAGCAGCGTCGGTAAATGTATCTGAAAACATATTCTCAGAATACATCATCAGCGGAACGCCTTTTTTATTGTACAGTATATCCATTGCTCCAGTCTATTTTTTGATTGTTATATTCAAGGATGTTGGTTATTTTTACGGGGAAAGGATGAAATTCAGGATTCCCCTTGCAGTCGCACGGCTGTATTCCTCTCAGCCTGTACTGTTTGTTGTTCATTTTTCCTGCACCCTGTGCAAAGCACAGCGGAAAAAAGTGCAATTTCCCTGATGCGGTAACGAATTTCATTGAGAACATCCGTTTCCGTCCATACCGGTCATACCGGATATCAAGATCATCCAGCATTGTACTGGCATAGATCCATTTTTCTTCTTTTTTTTCTGCCATAAGTCATTAAATTAAGCAAAAGTACGGTCAAAGGGAGGATGGGAGAAGATCTTGTCAGTCTGGTCCCAGGGTACAAGACTGTAAGAGGATTCAGCGTCATCGGCAAAACGATAGGTTATCTTTGCCGTATCCGGTTCATTTGACGGCCGTGTACGGGTAAAATCCTTGTCTGTAATGGTTATTTTGCGGTATATTGAGCCTTCATACAGCAGCCATACGACCGGAGATTCAAGCAAGTCCCTTACCTGGTTCATCCTCGTGCCGTTGCAATAGCCTGTATTCAGGGTATAGGTGTCATTCACTTCCAGATCCATGGCCGAATAGTCATCTCCGGCATATCCGTAAGTGGCATTACGGTCCTGAGAATATTCTTCACGCCCGAGGAAATGGATGCTCTCGTATGCTCCAAGCATATTGCAGTATATCAGTTCCGTGCGCTGTGGATAGTTCCTGGTCTCAGGAGTGTATCTTACCTGGTCGATGATATTACCGCTTCCGTCAAGGATATAGACATCATAATACAGCAGGACAGCCCCCGGATAATCTGCAAGGACAAGAGCCTTCACGGTTGCCGGAGATACATTGAGATAGAGCAGCTCTTTCCCCGACCCGACAGGCAAGGCAACCTCCGTGTAACTTGCCATATTGTTGTACAGGTAAGCTACTCCTGCCTTGACAGAATGCGTCCCAGATCCCAGAAGATATATCATCTCCTTCGCATCGGAAAAAGTCCTTTTCTTCCGTTCCAGTACAGGCCAGTAAGAGGACATCTCCCCGGGATTCATACTGACCACACGGCGTGCATAGAAAATATGACGTATGCAACTGGCCGTGGCTGCTGCAGAGACATAAGTGATACGGACGTATATGCCGCGTTCCAGGTCTGCTTCTAAATTCTCTTCCTCGAATCCGGAATATCTGTAAGCCATGATATGGTCATTCCATATCTTTCCGAGACTGGAAATGAGTATATTTCCATTGTTGTCAGCATAGAAGTCAGATGACCAGGAATCTTTTATATCCGAAATACCAGAATCCTGTGCTATCTCGAAGGTCAATGCCAGCTTATCGTCTGAATTCAGACCTGAAAAGATGATCCGGTCGAGATTCATGGCAAATATTTCTGCTGCTGCAACGGAAAAATCAAGGGAACTTGTCATATTTTTACCATTCTATTAGTTTCAGACCTATACCGACGGTGGGTGCCTTGTTGTAAAAGTCCCATCCTCCGTATATTCTAATATTCTTGTATCTGTATGCTGCCATAGCAGCAAGATATTGCTTTCCTGCGATTCCGACTACTCCTATACCCTGTTCCGGAGGACGTGGAGCAACAGGATCAGTGATCTTATAGTCTACCATTCTGGAAATGATGCTGTTCTGTGATACCGTATCGGTCAAGGCTACCATCACGTTTTTCGTATTCACGATGGTATCATGATAGGCGAGTTTCCGGTAAAAGTTCTTGATGACCTTCAGCGTGTCAATATGCGCCGGAAGGGTGTCAAAGACTGTATCGGTCGGTTGCGGCACATATACCAGGTGCGCATGTTCCTTTATGATTTCCTTTGGAGCGTAATGTTTCCGTAAGGAAACGGAAACAAGGATTGCCAACAATATCAGCAATTCAATGAGAAAGAAGACAACCGCTCTCCAGTTCTTTCCCAAAAAATCCTTAATCTGCTGTATGTTCATCATCTTCTTCAGGTATTTTCTTTCCCAATAATTTGGAGAAAGTGACTTTCACGGCCTGCATGATCAGGTCGATGAAATAACTCTTGTCCTTTCCGTCGATCACGGCAAGATTTTCCAGGACTGATGTCGTGTTCTCGACAACGAAACAGACCATGAGGATCACAGTGATCAGGTCAAAGAGCCATCCGGTTGCCATCCATACCATATTCGGATCCTGCTGACGGGCAATGACCGAGAAAAGTTGCGTGGAAATAAATAGGATGAACCAGATGCAAAGCTTCAGAACGAATCTGGAGAACTTCGCACTCTCGAATTTCTCCTGTTTCTTATGTGCTGCCACCAGTCCGGAGCCGAGTTCTACCGACATGATCAGTATCATGGCAATAATCAGCACTGGCCATATATCCACGGCGGCACATACAGCCCCTATAACACTGCTCATTCCTGCAGTCTGGGCTGTAGGAGCATATTTAGTACTCGGAAAAAGACTCTGAAACAACTCCCGATAGGAATTGTAACCGTAAGATGCTATAAATTTATGAATCATATCTGTGTATTTTCAGACAAAGATAGGATTTATCGGTATTACCGGATAGGACACGAAAAAACCGAAACTGCATCACTGCAGTCCCGGTCTAAAAAATAAAGTTATACAAAAAAAATATTTCTATTCATTTTTTTCATACAGGATCCAATAGATATTCCCGTCAAGGACTTTCGTTCGATATCCATGTGCATGCATGTAATATCCGATATCCTTTGCTTCAGCACAGACCATCTCACTGAACTCATACAAGAGATCAGACGTCTTTTTGAAAACAATATCCTCTGCCTTTCCAAAAGGTGCATACCGTTCCTTCATGAGGATTTCAAAAAGATTGTCTTCTACATTCAGGACATTCAGTCCTGACCCTTTGGCAAAATAATACTCGGTGGCAGCACCGTTGCTTTCCTGTCTCCAGTTTGGTAGCATGTATATGGCATCACAATGCTTTAATTCCATCAAGTCAGCCATCAACCGGTCTGACCATGACACGGAATCATCATAATCAAAGGTAGCAGGATTTACCACTTCATATCCCAATGTTTCCAGATATTTCTGTGCCTGGTCAAACATTTCGGTATAGTCCTCTTTAGGAAGACCCATCATTTTACCGGATATATATACTTTCATACTCTTTTGTTTTTTGCAAAGTTAGTGGAATCAGGATCATCTTTATCGGACAACATCGGTTTTCGTATTGTCTCAAAGTCCTGTCTCATGTCACGAAGATAGGAGAGGATGAGCAACAGGTGCTTGGGTTCAAAAAAGCCTTCTTCCTGCATATTATAGTGGTCGATAAAGAAGCCTGTCACTTCGTCAAGGGTTTCAATATATAAAGTAGACATATCACCAGACTGCATCCCGTTGAGGACTTCAGCTACTTCCGATGTTATTATTGCATTATTCATATTATCCATAGTATTCATAGTTTATCAATTTTAATTATTTCATGAGATCAAATTCCTTCTTATAGCGTATGATTTTCTTGGCCATAGCAAAATCCATAAAGAGAATAGTTTTCTCCGGATGATTTTTCTGATATATTCGTAGTCTTTGAACAGGTCCAAAATTATAATTAACAAAATGATATTCAAAATCAACCACCATTGGCAATGATCTTTTGTTCTCATTATCCAGTTTGGAAGATTTATCCCGGACTCGATCAATGAAATCATCAAGAGATTCCTTGTCAAAGATACAATGATTATACTCTTTTGCGTATTCCTGTATTTCTCCCGCTTTTCTGTTAATAGGAGAATACTCTGTCATGGATATTGAAACATAATAGGTCATTTGCATCCTCCTTTCTTGCTGTGTTTGAATTTGAAGATAAGTACCATTGCTATTCCCGTCATGAGGATGGCAAGGATAAGATGTTCTTCTGCCAGGAATGCTCCAAGCATAAGACAGAAGAGAACAAGGTGAATCTGTATCACTTTTTTCCTCGTAATTGAGAACTCTGACAAACGACTGAAGAAATCACTCCTGCCATTTACCCAAACCTTGAATTGACTGTACTTTTTGTTCAAGCATTCTCTCCTCTTGAACATACGGACAGCCTTTGCGTTTTCCAAATGGAATAATTCTTGATTTTCCATATTGCGTTATTTGTAACCATGTCTGGATCCGCCAGACGCGGAGGCAAAAGAAAGCGGTTGCACATCCCGCTGGTTACAAATAACGACTTCGTCCGAGGACTGATCTTATTTACGAGATGGCAACCGCCATATTTTATAAAAGGGCATAAAAAAAGCCCAAACAATATGCTGGACAATTAACCGATGTCCCACGGAACGAATGATTTCGTTATTTGTAACCGATGGCAAATGTATATAATCTTTATGAAACGACAAAGGGTTTGCCTATTTTTTTTAGCAAACCCCTTATTTTTAACAATTCAAAGCATCAAAAAAATCAGGATCTTTTCCATGTTAATGGTTCATCTACATTAAAAGTGAAGATCTGACGACCATTCTGATATAATGGTAATTCAATTTTTATTGATTTTGCTTTTCTACATCTGGAAATGAAATCTCTATATCTCCGGATAAAAACAGTCTCACTTGATCCATCCTGAGGCTCATCAAACCAATATTTAACAGACTTATGATTATCAAATCTGACTAGAATATAATTATCATCCTCATATTCATTTCCATATATCTGCCCCTGGTCAATATTAATCATAACATCAGTTCCATATCGCTTCATATATCTTACTGTAATATTACAAGATGTACTTCCATAAGGTTCGCCTTGATCTACCATATTATCACTTGTAATATCAGCAAATATATCTTTTGTACTAGTCATATCATCAGTTTTAGTCCTGACATTCCAAACTTTCCTTTCTTCCACAGGCTGAATATCACTTGTGTCAACAATGCTTGTATCAATATCGGCTTTTACTTTAGTTGGTTTGCTCTTTGCGACTGTCTCCGTCTTTTTCGGGAAATTATTTGAATTAAAATGATCAACCAAAACATTAATTACAAATAATATTGCACAAAGAGCAATAACCCAACGGATAATTTTTTTGTTATTCATTTCGTTTTTCATAGTTATATTATTTAAAAGTTATCATAAAGATCATTAGATTTCTGTAATTCTTTGTCAATAAGATTTATACATTTCAAGAAGCTTTTACTAAAAGAAAAAAAAGAATTATAATAAGAAGAATCCAAATCAAAATAATCATAATCAGTTTCCATCCTCATTTTAACAACCTTATTCCTTTTTAAGATATTTATTATTGAATTAGAAATATCATAAGAAAAAGAAACAGAATATGTGGTTTTTCCTCCTATAATATCTATTTTATTATCATAATCATTAACATTTTTATTAGATCTTAGTTCTATTATAGAATCATTATTCAATTTCAACAACAATCTGCTTCCCTTATCCATACATATTTTATTTCGACTATTTGATACAAAAAAGTCGAGAGAATATAACTTTTTACCATTCTGATCAATAAAGCATGTAGTACTAAGATCAAAAAAATCCGGACGTTTATCTTTTTTCCGAAAGACATCAAATATATTATCCCGCAAAGCAAAAGGCACATTTGTAGTAGTTACAATACGGGAACCGTCTTCATTTTGTTTATCTGCATAGATTTTCTGTGCATTTACGTTAACCACAAAGCTTATTAGGGCTAAAAATAACAATAGAAATTTTTTCATAATCGCTTAAATTTAATAATTATATTAATATTATGAGTCAGAACGCATCATGTCCTCCAGGATAAGATTGTTCACATACGCCGACTTGTTTCCTTTACTATCAAGATATTCCCTGACCTCGTCATCAACCTTAATGGTAAGATTCTTCTTTTTCAATCCCCTTAAAGGATGGCCTGCACCTTCACGCCTGCCACCCCAATTATTTTTATCTATATTCTTGTTCATTACATTATTTACGCAAAAGTTCTTGGCAGTCCGTTCATCAATACCGCATCCCTGCCATCTTCAGTAATCCAATTATAATCTTCAATATCATCACCACTTTCCGGATAGCCTGACTGCCAGTCCATAAGGTGGAATAATGTGCCGTCGTCATAGACAATGCATGAGCAATCGAGTTCATCGTTGCAACGGAAAGCTACAAGATGCGCATTGTCTTTAAGGTCTGCTACTTTAGTAATTATACATTTCTCTCCGTTGGCAAGTACTGCCAATCTTTTTTCAATATCTTTTTTGTCGATCATAGTTTTTGCCCGTCATGCCGGTAGCGCAGCGTTAATATTCTACATCTCCGTAATTTTTCCGTCGTGTGACACGATGATTTTCCGATTCAAAATTCTGTCGTACATTTCGCAGTAATCGTAATATCCTCAGCCCCTCCTATTTTCGGTCAAGGGTTCAACGCCAAATTCTTTATCTGTCATTTCGCCATACTTTTTCTCTACTCGATCGATACCATTAATCATTGCCTTACTTGCTTTCATATTAATTGCCCGTCATGCCGATAGCTAAGCATTATATTAATAATTGTTGATTATATCATTCGTGTACTCTGTATGGGTTATATCCATCTCCGCCTTCATTCCAAAGATTGTCGTAATTTCTCTCGAGTTTTCTTCTTTTCCGCTCCGGGATGTTCATAATTGGGTCTGACTCTTCTTTTTTCTCTTCTTTTTCCGGTTCATCCCCTGCAAGAATATCCTCCATAGTAAGGTTGATAATCTTATCACAATCCTCTTTGCTGATGGATACTGCGACATGATCCTTGTCGCTTATCAGGAGCAGATAGCTTTTATAAGTTCCGGTCTTTACATTATAGGTTTTGCCCTCCAACGTCATTTCAATATTAGATGTATCATCATGTTCTGTTACTTCTACTCCATCCTCAGCTGTAGTGCGTGTGTATGTTTCCATACTACGTGTTACCTTTACGATAACCTCGGCACCTTTGGTACTTCTGATATTCAATGTTGTAACTTTGGTTTTCATAATCTGTATTTTTTAATTGTTTGTATTTCTTTTTTCTTATGCTACAAAGTTACATAATAAACTTGAATAAAGCAAGACTTATTCAAGTTTATTTCTTAGTTTAACACTATTTATACTATAAACCATAAAAAAGACGGCAATAATCTTCGCAGACTATTGCCGTCAAACCGAATTTCACACGTTTAACCTTAAAAATCAACAACATTATAAAAAAATGAACATGCTACAGGGATTCCAACCCTGTTCGGCCAGGCATAAAGCCTGAATAATATCAACTTATTCTCAACAACAAAAAAATCAATGACAAAATATTAAAACCGGGCTACACCAATCCCGGGCTAAACATATTCAATACTGCAAAGATAGAGGTATTATCAAAAATGCCATCGGACAAAAAAATCACCGAAAATTGACAAAAAGAAGAGACATTAAAGAATTTGCAACATGCTGATAATCAAAATAATAAGGTTGAAATGTGCAAAAAATCATATTAAATTCAAAATCATGGTCAACCGCGCCCTATTCTCCCAAGCGCAAGGGGGGGCGCAAAAAAACCGATATATGACAGCAAGTCAGTATATCGGTCATGGTTGACTGCGCATTAAACTGCGCATCAGACGCGCGCGTCTACAAAGGTATGAGTATTGGTGAGCAAGGCTCCGTACTTGGTCCATATCCTCTTGTCTACAGTGTCACTGAAGTGCGTTGCTTCCAACGGGGAAACGGATTGATTCCGTTCTGACCGTTTGTCTTTGGAGAACTTACCGTCCTTGTCAGTTATAACCCTGGTATTGTTCATCGATATCAGAGTATACTTACACTTGTCTCCATTGATACGGAAGTGTGGATAACGGGCATCGGTCTCTGCAAGGATGTTCATCCATAGCAGGAACTTGTCATGTTGCGGCGGTTCGATGCCTGGATGCACGCGCTGCTCTACCCTCCATCCGTTCAGCTGTAGTCTTGTAATGAAGATCTCATTATAACTCTTCTTGCTATTGGCATGCCGCACATCCCCATACCTGTCACGAAAGAGGATGACACATTTGTTAAGATGGTGCTCGTAGTATTTGCAGAACTTATCGCACAAGGAGTTTACCAACGTGTCATCCTCCTCGTTACGTTCTGCATAGAATTCGTTGATGGTACAATCGACAGGGAACAACGAAGTCTGATGAGTAGAGAAGTCATAGTTACGTTCCTGACCTACAGACAGGAACGATGCACTGCTTCCCCAGTCAGTGGATATCTCCAGAGGACGGCGCGGGTCACAGTCAAGATCCCTGCGACAGTCATTGTCCTTGGCAAGGGCACGCATGTCATAGTTATTGTTCTCGGCAAAATCCTTGATAAAGGAATCATTTGTGGCATTATAATAGATATGCCTGTCTTCAAGTTTGTAATAGCAACTCTCGACGCGGTCTACCATATAGTTAAGAATCTCTATCATGAATGACAGATGATCCATGACCTTGAATTGGTTGAGGATATAACTCATTCCTACATTCTTGATATTGTCAAAGATGGATCCCAGGATGAATAATGTAGAATCCTTGGAGACGAAAGGCGTAATCAACTTCCGCAACCGAGAACATTCATTCCAGGTATCTCGGAAAGTATCTTTGTCATTGTCTATCTTTGCCTGAATCAACTTCATCTGAAGGTTGCATATCTTGTTCCAGGTATCGAACAATCTGATTCCCCGTTCTTCCTCATAATACTTTGCCGGTTCAAGCAGCCACTTCTGCTGCGGAGCATACGGCATACTGCTGAAGAAGGCATTACCATGATGCTTCAATACAGGATGATCACTCTTCTTTCCGAAAATGAATTCATTGCCACGGTTGGTCGGCGCCACCTCATTGTCAAACTTTTCCTTGTTCAGAGTAAGCGCCTCGTCTGTGATATTGTAATCTACAGAAGGTCCACGGCTGTTTCCTTCTTGCGTTAGGATATACAGACAGTGTCCATTGCTGAAGGTAATGCAATGCTCAAAACTCATGATATGTTCATAAGGCTGATAGAATCCGTCCGGAGGCTGCCGGCAAATGACATAATCTCCTGTATGAGTGGCATAGTCATACTTTTTGTAACCCAGCGTCTCCAGCATCTTGAATGTAGACGGCAAGGTCTTGGTAAGAGCCTGGCCTATTGTCGCCTGAGTCAAAGAGGTAATACCTCTAGGCATCAAACGGACGTTTTCGTCCACTTCAGATCCGGCAATGAAAGACTTTCCGGTGGCACGGGAAAAAATGGCATATTTGTTCTTTGCTTCCAGCAACATATAGGCCATCTGAGCCGGATTGATCTGAATATCCTCTTCCCAGTAATCCTGCTGCATCAGTTCTTTGTTTTGTCAATATTCCGTAAAAAGATGACAAACCGCTTTCCGTTCCTGCTCTGTATCATCGGCATCTGTCCGGATGCCTTATAAACTTCATCGACATCAGACGGCATGAATTTTTTGGAAAGCGTACAGATGATATGGGTACGGTTCACAGACACAAGGTCTATCTTACAGTGATCAGTGAGATAATTGATCAGTTTGTGATTCTTCAATATTTTATTGTTCATATTATTATATTATTATGAGTCCATTATTTCCTCTGCTTCTGCATCGTTTATCGGAGCAGAAAGAGAATCTATCATTGTCTTGAGACTGTCCGGAGAAAGGTCACGGACCTTATCCAACGGGACATTGAAATTATGACCGTTATTGTTAACCTGCAATACAATCATATTAGATTGCATGCGGCGCGGGTCTTCAACCTGTACAGGCCGGTCTCCGATAATTTCACGCAATACTTTTTTCGCCTTGTTCCATTCCTTCAGATCATTCTGCTTCTTGCATTTGTCGATCAGTTCGATCTGATCCTTGATCATCCAGGCAAGAGTAGCGTCAAAATCAAAGGTATGCTGCGTCTTGAAGAGCTGCTTGGAAAGTTCCACATCCCTGGTAGCTGTTTTATGCGAAATATTGTATTTTGCCTGCAGCATCATGGCAACATTCCTCTCATTCGGGTAAGAATCCCATAGCTTTGCAGCTTGAATGACCCGTCGTTTTTGCGGTTCATATTTTGCAGGCAACGGCGACCCTTCCGGATCAAGGATGCTGGCAAGAATATCGTCTGCGGAAAGATCCGCCAAAGATTTGTTGTTCATTATCCAAATTTAGCCAGGGCCTTATCGGCCTGATACATTTTTTCAGTCAATATCTCAACTTGTTTTTCCAGTTTAATCCGTAAAGGGCAATCCGGCATAAGATGCGGTTTGTCAAGTTTCTTTTCAACCTGATATTGCAATAGATTCTGTTTTTTTACCAGCGCGCTTTTTATGGTATGGCGGCGTTTCTTCAAAGCATCCAATGTCATATCCTCGAAATTCTCATCCTTGATGCGAAATGAAGAGTTTGAAACATCACGTACCGGTTCATTCTTTTTCGGAGTTTCAGCCTTCACTTGCTCTATACCGTTGATTTCCTCAATAGTCGGAACAACATGTTCTTTTTCAAAGCGTTCACGAAGAGGATAAAGCGCATCCATATATTTTGTAAGGGATTCAATGTTGTCAGAAAAATCTTTCCGTTTTTTGCAAGATTCCGGATCGTTTTCTTCCCCTACTGCCATCAGACTCCGGTGCATGATGGCACGTTCCTTATAGGCATCTGTATATCGTTTTATCAGGATACGAATGGATTCAGGATAAGAGCTGAATTTTTCCGTATCATTTTTCAATCTTTCCGCTTCAACCTTTACAGGCATTTTCGGAACAGATTCTTCATTGACGAGCTCTGCAGGGATAATATCATACTTCGATAGAGTTTCAGCCTTATAGAAATTAGCTGCATCACGGATTGCCGTCACCAGGTTCCGTCTCGCAATGGGGGTATCTCCATGCATTTTCAGTCTGGTGCAAAGAAGGGGTTTGAACCTCATTTGTGAAAGAAGAAAAATACCTTCCTTGAAATTACGCTGGTGATAATCTTTTGATAGCCATTTGAAGGCCTTGTCACGGGCGTCAAAATACTGTTTGTCAAATTCCATATATCTGTATATTTTGTTAAGAACAAAGGTAATGCGTTTTCATTCGCGTTTCTAGGACAAACGAAAAAGCCCTCCCGTCGAAAGGACAGGAGGGCTGAAATGAAAACAAAGACTTATATATCAAGTAGCGGGTGTTGGAGCTTCTGTGAGTATATTCTCTACATCTCCGGCATAAGACAGAGCACGAGGTGACGTAAAGGTGAAGAGTAGAGTTGTCTGGTTACGGTCTGTTACTGCAGTGCCTGAAGTAACACCGTCTCCTGCCTGGAGACGCGCACCACGGTTCTTGTCACCCATGAGGAAATAAGTGCCATTTTCGTCCTGGACAATGAAGAACATCTTGCGGTTTTTCGCAGCATTCATGAATCCAAGGATCTTGGCACGAGCCTTGGCGGAAATGAAGGTCAAAGAATACAAGAATGACTGTCCTCCTACCTCACCCTGAGGAGCAATAGTGAATACACCTGTATCCTCAGTGAATTTCAGAGTATATGCCTTTGTACCGGCATTCATGACAAGATCACCGTCAAGTTTGCCGGCAACCTCCATATCCATTCCGGCAACGTCAGTGGTAGCAGGTATGGATGGGAAAGACTTGACGTCTTCCCAATATCCAAAAATCAAGTTCGGCACCAAACCTCCGGTGTTGTCAAGAGAGATGCAATCAAGTGCATCATCAATATTACTTAGTGCTATACATTTATTCATAAAGATTCCTCCTAATTATCCAGCAACAGGTGTCAGCGGCTGGTCATTGATACAAAATTCGCTCTTGTGAATAGAAATGAATTGAGTTCCGAAAACATATTTTCCGGCCATTGTGAATAAATATGGATTACCGGAGTAAAACGGAGTGACAGTCTGCATATCAGAATCCTTGTCAAAGGCATAGATCATGTTTGTCTGAGTTGTTAATAATACCCATTGAGAATTTGCCGGAAGTCCGTAAGCCTTACAAATCTGGCATTTTCCTTGTGTGCCACGCAAATAGACAGGATGAGTCTCATCTGATCCCTGTCCGGCAATAAAGGTATATTTGCTCTCATACCAGTCGGTATACATATCGACAAGGTCCGGACTCATGAAAATAACAGAATTCTTATTACGGAAAGTTTCCGGGCGTGAACGCCACATAGAAAGAAGTTTGTCCCCTATATTTGATACCGTCATCACACCGGTGGCGAACTCATTACCAATAGAAGTGGAGATCTTTCCTGCAGTTTTTTCATTTTCAGTGATTGTACCCCATCCGTCGAACGACTCTGAAATAGGTTTGTTATGTTCAGGATCCACAGTATTATTATGAACTGCGGTGAAAAGTACATTCAACAAGTCCTGAGAAGCTAAAGCAAGGGTATGTTGGACAAGCCATATTTCAAAAGGATGACCTCCGTCATATAATCCGCCTCGTACTTCAGTCATATAAGAACGACGATAACGTTCAGGTTCATCGGCCATCTCTATTTTGATAGGATAAACCGTAACAGTTCTTGGCACTACCGTACCTGCCGAGGTGGCACCCAAAAAGACGCCATTGTACTGGGCGGAAACCGAACCGTCTTCGATTTTTCCAAGGGTCAGAGAATTAGTGACACCCGGATACGGACTGGTATATTGTAATACCTCGCTGGCATCAAGAGTATCAATAGCCTGGAGGAGATCTCCATGTTCCGCAACAGCCGTAAGGACTGCTGTAATGTCAATAGGAGCAGTGAAATCAATTTGCGAAATGTTTGTAACTGGCATAATTAAAAATTTTAAAGATGATTATTTTTTTCTACTGAAATTCTGAGCATAGGCGTTTATCGGATCCTTTGCAACATCCGAGAAATCATTCTTGTCATGTTCCTGTCCGTGATGCTCTGTATTTACACCTGCAACCTTGTTAAAGATGTTTTTTATGACTCCGATCTTGTCATCGATAGTCGTTTTTTCCTTGACTTCGTCCGAAAGAGAATCAAGGGATTTGTTTGCCTGAAGTAGAGCTGCATCAGATGCATCCTTTTCCTTCTGGATATTTCCCATGTTTTCTACTTTCCCGTTCAATGATGCCAAGGAATCTTCGATAACCTGCATCTGTTCTGATGTCAGGATGATCTTGTTGTCCTGACTGTCAATACCTTCTACCTTGAGAAGATTGTTGACTGTAATATATTTCTTATTCATAGCGATAGTGTTGTCTTTTACTATTTCCGGTTTTTCACCGGGAGCAATATTTGCAATAGATCCGCCGAACACCTGCGTCAGCGTTTTTTTCACAATATGACTGATTCTCATTTCATCCTTTTCTTTCTTCAACTTTTTATTTTTTCCAGATTTCTGCTTCCGGAAACTTTCAGGCAGTTCAGGCAGTTTCATGGCATTCATCACATGCATATCTGCAAGCATATTGCTTTGATTAATGACATGTTCCGTAGATATTTCATCTACGAAACCAAGTTGAAGGGCTTCGTCAGGAAGCATCCATCGTTCCTCGGTCATCAGATTCAGGATATCCTGCAAGTTCATCTTTCCGGCAGCATGATTGAAATATTTTTGAGCAATGATCAGATCAATAGCATCATTGCTTTTCTTCTCACTCTGTAGTTTCGAGATAAGTGCGTCCAAATCATCTGCATTCACACTCTTGTAGATATTCACCGGAATTGTACATTTGTGGATAAGATAAGCACAATCGTCATTGATGATAACCTTATCACATCCATAAGCAAGCCATGTGGCAGCAGAAGCACAGAATCCGACGATCTGAGCAGTCACGTTTCCGCGTTCTTTCAGAATATTCGAGATACTGATGGCTTCAGAAACTTCCCCACCCAGAGAATCAATCTGAAGAATGACAGGTTCATTTTCAGGGATGCTGTTCAACTGTTCCTGAACAGTATATCTCTGCCATCCCCAAGGATCTATAGTACCTGTTAATTTAATAATGTTCGGCATATTTGATATTTGTTTTCGGCAAAAGTAAAATAAAAACAAAAGAGTGTCTCGGACTCGGGGCACTCTTAAACTAATGTTTTCTATATTTTAAATATCCTCAAGATCATCCTGGTCAAGGATCAAAGACGGACAGTCCTGCTTACCGGAAAAAGTAAAGGATATCTGGTTGATATCCGTGGCTGCTGTGCCGGTATTTTTTGTATCCGTAAATTTAAGCAGGAAATTTTCTGTTCCGGAAAGACGTACGGTACCGTTATAGTCTCTTGAAAGGAGCATCCATTCTCCCCTTTCCAGCGTTTCGATATCTGCAGCATTTTCAAGGCAGTCTTTCGGTATAATCCCCTCAATGGACGGTTGCCAGGAATCACCTCCTTCATCCCAGTCATGTTGTTCGCTGAAGGAAAAACTGGAATCCATATATACCGGTATGGATATGATATCGTCACGGTTCTGTACTTCCAGGACTTTCATCTGTCCTATATAATCCTCCCTTATCCGGAGAAATGAGGAGAATGGAATGGCGTAGCATTCCATCAATCCTCCCACGTTTTCAAAATCAAATGTAATCTTTTTCATATTCTTCTTTTCCCTGTTCGGTTATTGTCCCACTTTGGGACAATGTGCACCAAACTTTTTCCTCAATTTTTTTATAAAAATCATCCAAAGCATTGAAATCCGTATTCAGATGTCTCTGAAGATCCTTTCTGATGGAATCCGTATCCCAGTCAAATTCATTTATCCTGGTACGCCTGCGGAATCGGATAATACATTCCGATATCGGCATTCCGGTCATTCGGAATGTGCTGACAAACGAATACAGCATATTTTTCACCCGATGCTCCAGTATCTTGTTGAATGTCATCGTGTCTGTAGTAGACAACATCCATCCGTAACGCCTGAACTGATCATAAGTAATCTCGATACTGACAGTATACCGGTAAGAGCATTTCGTACGTTTGTCGTAATGACAGTCATTTTTGCTCAGCATCCGGACGAACAGATCATGCAAGGTTTTATCCGATGACAAATTTACAATCTCCGGCCAGTCTTCATCGGGACGGTTGAAATTAGAGAGCAAATAGGCTTTCACGTATCCTTTACAAGGCAGCAGAAGGCGGAATCTTTCACTTTTGTTTTTTCTTGACATATTCATATTTCGATTATTATTTTATTTTTTGATATTTTCCCTTTTTTGCAAAAACGTTTCCAACCATCCAACCAAAAAAATTAACTTTTATTGATTTCCCTATAAATCAAGTATTTAAAGATTACAAAGGATTCGTTTTTTGGTTGGAAACCATTTCCAACCATGCGTAAAACCGTTTCCAACCATCCAACCGTTAACAGTTTTAACAATCTTTGATTTCCAACCGAAACACCTAAAAAAAGGTGTGTTTCCAACCGTTTCCAACCATTTCCAACCGAATAGAAATAACAATATATAGATAATAATAATAAGTATATATTATATAAAGTATTATTAATCAGTATGTTATATATATTATTCATAGTTTTGTATTTTATTTCTTGTTTTGTTTTTCTGTCTTGGTTGGATGGTTGGAAGGTTGGAAACGTTTTTTCTGTGATTTTACTTTTTGTTGTAATCTTATGGACGTTAATGCGAAAATCGGTGGCGGATGAATATGAAACAAGCGGAAATCGTTTCGCAACGAAATCCGCTCTTTTGATAAACTATATTTACAATCTGATAACATTCCATATTAAAACGGCAAACTTGATTCATCGATTATCTTTTCATTCGTATTATCTCTTATGAGATCTATTTCCATGTCTTTAGACAACCGGTCATAGTCAAACACATAGCAGGATGTATTTTTCGTCTTCTGAACCATGGTCATTGTTGCCTGTTCTGTTTCCTTACCCGTTCCATCCGTCTTGTTTTCGTATTGTGGCTCTTTCCAGGTAAATTTAATTCCTTTCTTAGTGCCTATGAATGACGGATTCGCCTTCAGGTAGGCAGTAAGGGTCTGCTTGCTTATAGGCTCGTCTGTCGTCTTGTCTTTCTTGTACAGGTCATAGACAGCCTTTACATTCATATATAATATTTTTGATCCTTTGGCCATCATCTTATCTCCCTGGTCAAGATGTACGAGTGCCTCTGATGTCTCTACCCTGAATTCCCTTCCATATAACAATAAGTGACGATCGAACATCGAATCCATGGCCGAGAAGAATGAACTGACCTTATCGGTATGAGAGAGCATCTCTACCTGGTAATTCACTTTATCAACAGCTATAGGCAAGAACTGTTGATAAGTAAACGGAAGTTTCAGAGCCGGGCAGAAATCCTCTATGATCTTGCATATTGCCAGGAAGAAGGATACTGTAGTAATTATTCTAGTCTGGTCACCGCTTCTTCCGTCTGATGCTCCAATCTTGGATGAGAGTTCTTTTTCGCATGCGGTCTGATAGGATACGAACTTTTCCTGCACAACAGGCCGTATCTTCAATATCTCGCAAAGGAGATATGATAGTCCTTCCTTCTCATAGTTTTTAAGTTCATTAAAAATATTGACGGCATGCTCGTCATTCTTGAAATTATAAGGTGGAACTTCACATAGTACGACACGATTGGCCAACGCGTTGTCATCCCGTTGCGGGGCTTCCTGACCCATCAGGATGATAGATGTATTGACTTTCGTGCTGATGATGTCGTTACCCGTCGCGGATCTTCTCTTCTGCTTGCTGTTGCCGTCATAGACCAGGGCTTTCAGTCCCTGGAATTTCTCGGCCGAAATCTCGTTGTCATTATATTCATCGAACAGCCAGGGGATATCCCGGTAACGTTCGAGAATCGAAAAGAATGCGGCCTCTGATATTCCGTTGAGATTCGACACCTGGATGTTAGGTTTGATATACAGGCTGCGGATTGATATTGCTATCTGGGATTTTCCGGATGCGGTCTGGCCCATGAAAAAAAGTGCGGTAAATTTTCCTTCTTTGGGGAATATGTCAGAACGGAAGGCCGACATGATGGCAAACAGTATTCCCCATTTCCCGTTGTCGTTGATCTTATAGACTTCGTCAAAGAGCCTTGCCCAATATTCAAAAGTAATCTGCTTGTTCTCCGGAACATCCTGATAGAACAACCATTTGTCCTGCTCATACGGATCATCCTCACGGCGGTCATGGAGATAGATTTCTGAGAATGCCGGACAATAATAGATACATCCCTGATATTCTACAAGACCAAGGTTGTTCATCGGCCTTAATTCGTATTCTCCTTTTTCATTCTGGCAGAATATCTTGTTTGAGAAAGCAAAGAAACCTTCACGTTGCTGTCCTAGCGTATTCAATTTGTAGCATTGTTTGAATTTTAATGACATCCAGTTTTCGATGGCATCCCATTCTCCAGATTTTACGGTGATATGTTCTGTATTATACGGGCCTTCTCTTTTCAAGGCCAGTTTGATATTCTGCAAGGTACCGAACGTATCCGTCTGCCATTCTACATATTTCGGTTTGATATAATGACCGAAAGCATCCTTGTTGATGGAATAGAGTTTAACGATCCTCTTGTTCTCGTTAGGATCCTTATCATATATATGGATCAGTGGTTCCATGAAAAAATCACAAACGCGGTGATAAGATTCAGAATCTCCCTGCCTGAACATATAGCAACAAGGTTCGTCTTTTTTGTTCAGGCGCGGATAGAAATGGAAACGCCGGAGCATATATTCATATTCCGTATTTTCATATACATAATTCGGAACAGTGGCTGCATCGTCTTTGAAATCAAAATCCACATCCTCCGGATCATCTTTCTTTTTCCCTCCTTTGTCAAGAGTTACCTTGACAGAATCTCTCAGTGCCTTTTCGCTGATACCTAGCCCGTCAGCCCATTTCTTCATAGACCGAACCCGTTTCGTCTGGGGAGCAAATGCAATCATTTCGGCCACACGGTCGATATAGATATCCTGTTCCATTTCGGAGATATCCTCTTCTGCTTCAATCTTAGATGTATAGAGCTTGACATACCAGGCTATGAAATCATCTGTATTGTCTGCATTCTTGATGCTGATTTGATAACCCTGTTTGTACAGAGCTTTCAACAGCAATATTTCTTCATTTTCCTTCTCCTGACTGACGTTCTCGTCCGGCATCGTGAAATGGATCATCGAGGAGAGTTCACGCAAAGCCTGTATATCGGATTCGGAAGGAACTGAAACAGCCATGACAATAGGTATCTGCTCGATGCCCTCGTAAAACTGTTCCCAATTTGTCGTCATTTCGATGGCGTCATTTTCTTCGTTGATATGGAGTTTGGCTTCCTCGATTCCTACAAAACGAGGTTTGTTTTCTTCCAGGCCATTTGAATTTGCCTTTGTATGTGTCTTGAATTGTTTTTTTATTGCTTCAAGTTCTATTGTGGATAATTTTGACAGACGCTTAATATATTTGTCTCTCAACGCATTATCCTTGACCATTGATATATTGTCCATAATCTCATCAACAGCCTTTGCCTGGTCAATATCATCCCCCTGCAACATGGTCATACACATGTATTCCACAAATGATATTTCATGGTTTTTTACCCATATCGGAAATTCTTCATGGCTGGAGTGCGTGAACTCGTCAGGATCTTTCCCTTCCGGAAGCAATACGCAACGGACATTGAACCCCATATTCAGGAGTTCTTTTGTATGTTTCAGTGTCGCATGCTGTCCGGCTTCGTCGCCGTCAAACATCAGAGTGACATTATGGGTCATACGGTACAGAGTCTTCCGCTGCTGCTCTGTAAGTGCCGTTCCGGAAAATGCTACTACGTTGTGAAGACCGTTGTCATAACAGGAGATGACATCGAACTGGCCTTCTACTAGATATACCTTGTCCTGCCGGGCTATTTCTTTCCGTGCCTGGTAGAATCCCCATATCTGATTTCCCTTGGTAAATAATTCTGTCTCACCGGTATTGCTGTATTTAGGCTTCAGCCCGAGAATAATAGTCCGTCCTGTATATCCTATGATCTTCCCGGACAGATTGTAAAACGGGAACATCAGTCTTTGCCTGAATTTATCGTTCAGCATCCTATGTGCCTCATGATAATAGACCAGGTCTGAGTTTGTCAATGTCTCCTGTGAAAAATACCGGATAAGGTTCTTGCTGATCTCATCGTCTGAAGCAGCAAATCCTACTCCGAATGTTTCCAGCGTTTCTTTTTGATATCCCCCTCTTTTCTCTAGCAAATCAAATATTTTTCCCTTGTTGTCAATATTATCCGTAAGATTACGGACATATATCTTCTGTGCTTCAGCCAATGCATTAAGCATGCTGTCACGCTTTTTCTCTTGCTCTACTTCTTCTGCTGTCTGTTCCTTGTCCTCAAGGGTGATATTATATTTTTCTGCCAACCATCGACATGCTTCCGGATAACTCCATCCATACATTTTCATCAGGAATGATATGACATCTCCTCCTGTATCACACGCGCCGAAACAATGCCATGTGTTCCTGGCAGGAGAAACGCAGAACGAAGGTGTTTCTTCTGTATGGAAGGGACAGCATGCTTTATATATTGCTCCTGCTTTTTTCAGATTCACTCCACATCCTTCAATCACAGCGACAATATCTGCAGCATCTTTTATTTTTTGTTTATCAATATCCGTTATCATATTGCTATATTGTTATCACTTCTTGCTACTAGCTGTCAATTCTCTTTTGCGTCATTCCGGTCCCGACAAGGAATATAGACATTCATGGAGAATATAATCAGATATTGAACCGTCATTATATTCAACAAGAAGTCCTCTATATCTCATTTGCTTCAAGGTTATTCTGTCTATAGATTCCGGTACAGGATCGGTATATAATCTGTCAAGGGAAGAATATATCTGTTCCAGAATTTTTCTTAGACCTGTTCCCGGATAGGTCTCTATGATGTAAAAATCGAATCTTTTATCCTTATATTCAAAATTCTGTTTTAATCCTTTTATCTCTGCATCTTCTTCTAATATAAAAGAAAGATAGTCAACATATTCCGGACGATGGAAAAAACAGATCATCTGAATTTGTATAATCTCATTATCCATTTTTTCTAAAGAACATAATACTTTCCTGTTGTCTTTTTCTATCAGGAGTTTCGGACGCGGATTAATGAAATCTGACATGTCCTGGTCGCTTACCTCGAATAAATCATTTATTTTCATTTTTTTTATTTTAAAATTAATTGAATGTGGAAATCAAATTCTTCGCAAAGATGTTTCACTTGTGGTATATTTGTTATATTCTGTCCATAAGGACATTCGATTTCTTTTTCCTTCAGGCTTACTTCAATGCCTTTTCTCCGTAATTTATATAAGATATTAGACCGTCTCTTGTTCTTATATTTAATCATGTCCGGATAGTATTTTGTTGATACGGACGACGAGACTTTCTACCGACTCGGTCGTGTTATAGTGTACGCCTTCGTCGTTTCCCGGCAAGGTTTTTATTTCGGTATGATCTTCTTTTACACCAATATAGATGATGTCCTCGATAAAGAGTGCCATCTTTTCGTCGCCTTTCCAATCAAGCAAAATAATATGTCTATTCATTTCCGTTCTCCTTTCAGGTCTGTTGAGTCATTAATTTCATTATCAGCCCATTTGTCAATGGCCTTGATACATTTATCGGGTAACCCTATAGCGGTCTTGTTGGACTTAATATAATCCATCGTGCCACCAATACCATATATAATATAGGCCTCATTCGTGGTTGGAATGAATACCAAGGCTAGGAGCATTAAAAGAAGACTCGGAATAGTAATGTAAAGAACTCTCTTACACTTTGCTATTATCCTTTTATCCTCCTCTTCTTTATCCAATAATACAGGCATAATAGCAATTACTATTATTATGGCCGCTATTATGCTCAGAGCTAATAGTGCATTTGATATATTATCTAATCTTGTGATCCAATAAATTGTTTCCATAATCTTTATTTTTTTGTTTATATTGTTATTTCATATTCTCTAAACCCTATTTTATCTATCACCCACTTCCTCCTGTTTCTTAATAAAACAGTAGCCGAATATTGACTTCCGATTATTCCTACACTTGTCTTTATTATAAGGCTATATGCTCCGTTTTCTCTTTGCCAAATCCCTGGATGTGTAGATTTATAATAATGGAATATTATAGATTTCGAGAATCTATATCTTAATTCCCTTTTTATTTTTTCTTCTGTGGATAATATTATTTTCATATTTTTATCCATTGATATATTTCGTCTATTCTCGTCATATATGGAATATCCATTCTGGACAGTGATAAAATATCTTTTTGATAGTTGAAATTATTTTTCACTATCTTAAAGCGAATATCTATATTTTCTTTTCCTTCATTAATAATCCAGTTATAAAGTGCTTTTGCACATGAAATATCTCCATCAGTAACCTCTAAGATATTCATCTTCATATTTTCCTTCTCATCATAATTTGGAGGAGGTGGTGGTAATTTAAGAGCGTTACAAAGACCATCAATATTAAGTTCAGATATATGTTTTTTATTCATAATCTTATTATTTTATTTTTTATAAGAAGTGAAATTAAAGCAAATGGAATGGCAATAATCAGACCTAAGGTCCAGGTTAAAACCATTATTGTTTTTCCTATTATATTTTTCATAATATTCTTTTTGTTGATGTTTTCATTTTAGAATCTTGATTCCATATATATGCCATGAATTCACATAGTTTTTTAGAGAATTTTTGATTAATTATAAATGTCACCAGTAATGTTTTGGTATTCATTTTTTCGGTCTGTATCTCCATCTCAAGTCCCATATTCTTAATATATTCCTTGGTGGATATCAGTTGTTTCCTGGTAAGAGGTTTTTCTATTGTTGTGATATACATGGTTTTTGTTTTTTAATTATTCATTTGTTTCATTTCCGTCATCATCTGTTATCTTCCAGACATCTTCCTTTTGTACTCCATATTTTTCGAAGACATTTTCGATTTCCAACTTGATATGTGCCGGAATATTGACCCAGTCTGTTGATCGTCTCCAGAATTGTGTCCGGCTCAATTCTTTTTCCGAAATCACTTTCATGATCTCATTTTTAGCTTCTTCCATATTTGAAACTTTCAGTTCCCAAAGTCCAGGCATGAAAGAATAATGCAATTTTTCCATATTCTAATTTTTAAAATTCAATCTTATTTGTTATATTTGTTGCATCAATAAGTAACAACGGTTGCAAATTAAGGTAATTTTTACCTCACTTCCAAATTTTTCGAGGTATATTTTACCATAACGTGTAATTTTTAACATTTGATTATGGATAATGAAAATAATTATAAATCAAGATTGAAGCAATTAGCTAAAATGTTAGGTCTCTCAGACAAAGGATTCAGCAGGAAATGTGGATTAAGAGAAGATTTCGTCAATAAACCAGGGAAAAGCCTGTCATCTATAGACGTTGGGAAAATTTACCACATTATCCCAGACGTAAATCTATATTGGTTAATGTTTGGAGAAGGGGAAAATATGCTCATCAATCCTGATGAAGATACGAGTATCAACCGTTTCGTCTTGAACGAATATAGAGAGATGAAAATAGAAAACAGACAGCTTATCGCTGAAAATGCCGTATTGAAACAAAAATTATTGGATTTAGATAATAATATATCTCGGTGAAAATCGGGTATATTAAATACAAAATATAAAATCATGCCTGTTGATTATAAAGGAGTTTGCAAATGCAATCTCGAGGAAATATATTCGCCTAATCCCGACCTTTTTAGCCGTAAGTTTGTATATATCATACACTTACGGCTTTACCGACCTTAACAGGTAGGTGAAATTTAGGTGCTGGAATAATATCTTTTCCTATAAATAAATGTCTAAATAACTGTAGGATAACAAATTACATGTTCCAACAATTCGGTTAAAAATAGGTGATAATTATTAACAGGCATGGCGGAAAAATATAGTCATGCAAAAAAAATATGTCTCTTCTCTAAGTCCGAAACAGATTATCAATGAAATCAAAGGATTTTCCCAACCCGTTTTTCATCAGAAATCAGAATGCTATGTTTCTTTTTCTTGTTTTGATCCTTCATCCGGAAAGATGCGCCTGAAGAAAATAAGACTTGGTCATATTAAGGGAAAGAAAAATCAACGTGTTTATGCTGATCTGTTTATCGGGAATCTCACCCGTAAACTCATGTCCGGATGGAATCCTTTTGTCACTGTAGAATCTTCTTCTCAATATTCTTTGTGGAATGATGTCGTAAAATCCTATAGAATATATCTGCAGAAAGTAGCATCGGATGATGGATACAGAGAAGAAACTATTATATCCTATACCTCCAGATTGAGAATATTGGAAAATTGGATAGAGAATCATCATATTAATCTTTATTATGCTTATCAGTTCAATGAGGATCTTGTCACAAAATTCCTCGAATATGTCTGGATAGACCGTAATAACAGTATTCGTACCAGAAACAATTATATGGTATGGCTGAAGCAATTCTCTCATTTTCTCTTGCTTCATCATTTCATATCCATTGATCCTACTGCTAATCTTCTACATATAAAAAGACGCGACAAAACGAAAAACAGAGATATTATACCGGATAATATACTTATTCAGATACAGCAATATCTGCAGATACATAACAGATATTTTCTGCTAGCCTGTTATATGCTTCATTACCTCTTCATCCGTCCACACGAAATGACATTTGTAAAGATCGGAGATATTTCGATAAAAAAGCAGACTATCATGCTGCATGGAGACCACTGCAAGAATCATGAGGATGCGGTCGTTACTATTCCCGAAAATGTCATGAAACTTATGATTGACCTGAATATATTCATTCATCCTTCCCAGGACTATCTTTTTTCTTCAGTAGATTTCCGTCCGGGTAAGAGACAAAAAAGTGACAAGTCATTCCGTGATTACTGGGTTAAACATCTCCGGAAAGATCTTCAGTTCTCGATTAGATACAAGTTCTACTCGCTGAAAGATACCGGAATAACTAATATGCTTCGTGCAAATACGGATATTCTGTCAGTAAGAGACCAGGCACGTCATTCCAGTATCTTGATAACTGATACCTATACCCCGAAGGATATCAAGGCAGCAAACAAGTATCTGATGAATTACAAGGGAGTGTTCTAAAGTCTTTGTTTCTTAACTGACTTTTCGACAGTCGTTATCAGGCTGTCTATTGTGGACAGATAATTCGGGTCGGTCGCATATTTGCAACCGACTCCATCTGTTATTCTTCTGGCAAATTCCCTTGCATCGTTACGGTATGGCCATGCATCCTTATATCCGTCGCTCATCAATATTCGTTGATGATCATCCAGGGCCTGACCAAGGGTATTATAATCTCGAAATAACCTATATACAGTATATCGATATTTTCTTTTTCCAAATACGGTAATATCCTGTACCTTTATAATTTTTTCCGGTGCAATGAATTTTTTGTTTGGAACAGAAAATACTTCATGTGTCAAAATCAATATTGTCGGTCCTGACCATGAAATTCCTTTTGTTACTCCAAACAGATTATATTTCCCTATTTTAGATGCACCCCATCCACTTTCAAGAGCAGCCTGTGCAGTTGTGAATATACTGCTTATCTGTCGGCCTTTTGCAGCCGGATATAGCCATTTTACAAAATCATCTTTAGTCATAATATTCCTATTTCTGTCAGTTTTTCTTTAATGAATGATATAAAATTATCATGTTCCTTGATTTCGTCATCCATTTCATTTTCTCTTGATTTTCTGGCCATAGAGGCATTAAATGACGCGACATCCATGGAAGTGTTGAGATTGTAAGCTTCCATTTCCGCTGCATTTATGAGTTTTGCTCTGGTAAGAGGTTTTTTCACTCTGATAGGAAAGGCTCTGATAATAGTCTGTTCCTGCATGATTCCGTTAGTCTCTTTTTTTACTGATTCATTCTGATGGTCAATAAAAACTGTGATATAATCTCCTTCGTCAAGAGATATGCATTTATTTCCATTCCATGTACTCTCGGAAGGATTGATGTCCATATCTTTCGATGATGGAACCTCTACATAATTTTTTCTAATCATTTTCTATATATTTTAATTGGTTCGTACTATCTTTAAATATATATCCACATTGATTTATAATTACAGCATCCTCTAGAGGGAGAATTTCTTCTTTTTAATATTCTTTTTCAACGGCACGGATGAACTGTATTATTCCCTGATAATTTCCGTGAAATTCTCTGGCTAATATCTTTCCTGTCGGTTTATTGTTATTATCAATTTCTTCTACTCCAATAAGGCATTTTATCCAATTATCAACTCCTTTATTCTGCCGTATTTCATAATCAATAATAGATATGTTTTTACCTTCAATGCTTTTTACGTCAGTATTCTTTGCGTCAAGACTTCTGTTTATCTTGATCTTTTCAGTTAAGTTTTTTAATTTCATTTTTCTTTCTATATTAATCATCAAGGAATAGCAATCCGCATCTTTCAACAATCCGAAATAACTTCCCCATGTCTTATCATTATTTGTTTTTTTTGCAATAGCAGCTGTATTTTTCCTTATTTTGACATAACCTTTATTATGCCAATTTCCCTGCAATATATTCCGATGGTATACATCTCCACAAAAATCACATGGCTTTATTAATGGTTGGATAATTGTCCTGCTTCTCTTTGCTCTCATTTTCAATTCATACCACCAATAATTCTTTATTCTCCATTTTGCCTGTTGCGCTTCTTCTTTCGTCTCAAACGGAATGAAGACATCATCGGCAAATCTAACAGCATCTTCAGATATGTTTTTTATAAATTTGTCAAAATCGAGCATTATTATATGATGTGCGAATGGACTTGTCGGAGTTCCGATTGGTAAATGTCCATTATACATACATACATTTACTCCGAAATCTATAATGAACTGATCTGATATAATTCTTTTCAACATCTTCCGAAATACTGATATAGAAATATGGGCATAGCATTTTCTCTGATCAATAATCAAACAATACTGATATTGTCTTAAATCGAAATAGATATGTTTTAATTTATGCATCAATGATTTTCCCTTGATACCGGATGTAATGCCATATCCATCCTTGCAGTTATATGCTATCTTCTGATCATATTTGTTATAATATGGCTGTGTTTTAAGCATAAATGTGTGTTGTAAAATACGAGTGATGAAACTGGGACTGTCAATGTCTCTTTTCTTTCCGTCATTATTAGTCTTGTACAGTCTTCTGTAGGAAATATAATTAACATAAGAACCGTCTAATATGGATGAATATAATTTTTCTATATTCTTATCCATTTTTTCAGAAAAAGCTATGACCTCAGAGTTCTTCCTATGACCTTCTATAGCTTCTGCTGTTCCTTCTATTATGTCTTCCTTTGTTATTGTACAATTCATTTCAAATGGGTTTTACGGCAGCCTTATGGCTGCCGGGCATTACCTGCCATGGTCTTGTATTATTTTACCTTTCCTAGGTATGAATATGAAGGTTCATCTTTATTTTATTCTATTTTGGGCAGACCCGCCAATATTCGGATTAGTATTAGAACAAGCATTATTCGCGTTCATATAACGGGGAGAACAAGCACCGTTATTAGCATTACCACGAAATAACGCGGCGGCTTCATATCCATTCTTTCAACCGGACAATACCATTTCGGAGGTTATATCCTATTGTATAACTTGATGATAGTCTTCCGGATTTTAAAATCGAATGGGATTGCATCCCATTTCGTTTCGCTTGCAACGAGCTGCGCTATCCTATAAGGACTTGGGCAGACCCGCCAATAGTCGGATCAGTAATAGAACAAGCAGAATGCGCGTACATAAAACGGGGAGAACAAGCACCGAAATAAGCATTACCACGAAAAAACGCGGCTAACCTCACACGAGTGTTGATAACTGTTGACCAGTAGTTATTTTCGATTTGATTATAACATTGGCCAGTTGATAGGCTTCCACCATTTACTGATTTCCATGGAGTAAGAGGTATTCGATTTTTAGCAAAAGAATCTCCAAGAGTATTTACTTCTGCAATTTTTTTGTATTGAGACTCAAAATCAAAAGAAGCTTTAGAGACATCTGTTTCATTCATCCATTTTTTCTGATCTGTTTGGAGATAGATGTCTACTTTGTCTCCATGATGTCCTTGCACAGTACTTATGTTTGTACCTACTTGTTCATATCCTCCTCCCCAATAAGCCCAGATGTCTCCGGAAAGATTAAGACCTTCAAATAAGGACATTCTCAGATTTGTTATTAAGTCATAATCTATATGATGACCTGTAGCATCATATCCTTGAATGCTAAAAGTCATTTGCTTATAGACTATAGCATTCATTTCCCCGTCATCTTCAGGAGTGAATTCAGATGCATCTGCATATGTATATGTTCTGTTATAGAACGTGAACTGGTCGCCTGGATTAAGTGATATTTCTTGGCAATAGCTTAATGCCATTTGGCTCTCCAGGCATTGTTCTTTCGGATAATAGCTATTCAACAGGTTAGATGCATCTGTCTTATGCCCTGATGCGTCTATATATATATTCGGCTGTTGATTATAAGTACAGTAGCTGTAAGTCGTGTCTCCAAGCTTTTTGTATTTAAGACCGCCATGGAGAGCGAAATCAGATTCACTATTGCATGTATCATTGGAGGATATTCCACTCGCGAACAGAGATGGATTATGAAGATAATTCGTTCCATTACTAATTTCCAATGCTAATATCTCAGCATGGAGAGCGAAAAATCCTCCTTCTGCGAATGGATATGATTTTGTCGGATCAGAATTGTTTGCACGGGCAAATGTCTTGTTAGATATCTGGCTCATGTCATTCACACGTGGATATGTCCCTCCGAATACTGTGAACATAGAACTTAGATTGCCTGCTCCTTTTGCAGAGTTGCAATTCGCATCACCGGCACTATAGGCAAAGAAGAAATTACGGGCTTTACCGCTTACAGTAGTTATAGGACCTGGAGAAATTGCTGTAGGAGCAAGATATACACTTTTCACTCCGTCCCAGATGATTTCCTTTCTGGATAGTCCTTTCCAGTATTTTCCCGAATCTCCCAGTCCGTCAATTACCCATATACCGTCAATAGACCCTATACCTATTGTGTATTTCGTCTCTATCGTCTCCCATGGACGTAAGACACGAACCTCGTCTCCGTCAGAATTATATAGTTTTGTGCCAGCGCCATATTGGCCATAGAAAGATACAGCATCAAAAGCTCCTGCAGCAGAATATAATTGAGTATGTGCATCATCTAAATATAATGCGACATCACATTCCGATTTCATTGCTGCAGTAATACCAACTGTCGGAGCAAACGTGTTGTCTACAAACCTCAACCAATTATTTTTCTTTAATTCTCCTGCTGGTCTTACTGTCTCTCCACTGTTCTGAGTAGTATCTATCAGCCATACCCGGAACATATCATCCGGAATATCTCTGTCTCCATATTCTGATTCTGCCTGAGGATTGAGATTTGTCGGATCCCATCCTCGTATATAATATGATCCGGAACCAAGTTCAAGTTCTGATATTTTAGTATTTAAGGATTGAATTTGTACCAAATTACCTCCTATATCCGTCTTATTTTGATTGACCGAATTGTTCAGATATGTTGTGAATTCATTGATACTTTGAATGTCCGTATCATGTTGGGTTACTTTCCCGTTCAATGTGCCGATAGCTGTTTCATCATTGGAAACTTTCCCGTCCAAGGTCGTGATATCCGTATCGTGCTGGGCTACTTTCCCGTTCAATGTACCAATGGCTGTTTCAGCGTTGGAAACTTTCCCGTCCAAGGTCGTAATGTCTGAATCATGTTGGGTTACTTTCCCGTTCAATGTACCGATAGCTGTTTCATTGTTGGAAACTTTCCCATCCAAAGTACTTATAGCTGTTTCATTGTTGGTTACTTTCTGATCTGAATCATCAATATGCCCGATAACATCCTTTAAGTGACTTCCTACGATCT